CAGAGCACCAGAGCAGAGGTTCTGAGCGAGCCGTTGAGCGACTGTATGGACCAGAAGGGCTGGAAGTACATGTCCTGCCCGTACCGCGATCGCTGCCTGACGATCAACGACTGGGACGAGGCGGGGAGATGAGAATCATCCCGGCGGGAGAGGTGAGAGCACCCAAGCCGATGGTGTTCTCTCACCGGCTCACCGATGTCACCACACTGGAGGGTCTGCCCAGCATCGACGAGCTGCACGAGGAGCTGCTGGGGTACGCCAACGTGATCCTCGGCAGGGCTGACCCACCCCTGGAGATCGACGGGTTCTACCTCGACCTGATGGAGGTGGCCGCGGCCTACTACGCGCGGGCCAAGGAGATCGACATGCTGATCCACTGGGAGGAGCAGAACAGGCGCGTGATCAGGGGCAGCCCGTACTACAAGTTCCGTACGGGCCAGCTGAGGTCGTTCATCGACATGGCGAAGATGATGGCGGAACTGGGGTCCAGGCGACTGACCCAGGAGCGTCTACTGAGTGAGCAGAGGTTCGACAGCGGGAACGGAGAAGGCTGATGGGCGACAACTGGAGGATCATCCCGAGCAGGAACACAGACCCTGAGACCTCACACCTCGGGGAGAAGGACGTGCGGATGAGGGCCACGAGCCAGAAGATGCTGCTCCTGGGCGTCTACAAGGACTACGGGATGATGAACAGTGAGCATGCTGCGAAGACGGCGGGACTGAGTATGAGGTCCTGCTTCTGGAAGAGGTGCAGTGAGCTGTGCCTGGACATGGGGTACTTGGAGGACACCGGCAAGACCGAGCAGGGAGATGCGGGGAGCGCGAGGATCGTGTACCGGATCACCGATGCGGGTAGAGCGGCCTACAGGAGGAACTCATGAGCGTGATGGTGCGGGATGAGAGCACGAGGGACAGCATCCGTGAGGATCTGCACGCTGCGGTGCGGGCGCGCAAGGTGGCCAAGCTCCGGTATGAGGAGGCGATGGTGAGGGCGCGGGCAGAGGGTTGGAGCAACACCCAGATCGCCAGAGCGTGCGGGGTGAGTGAGGCTGCGATCAGGCTCTACTGGCAGCGACACCCGCTGTTGCTGGGAAGTACATACGAAGCAAGGGTGAGCTAACATGGCGGGCACAGTGACCCTCGATGTGATGCATGTGAGCATGCAGTTCAGCGACTCCACGAGGCAGAAACAGAGCGACGCCAAGAGGATCTTCGCCAGGGCTGATGCCCGTGGTGTCTCGTGGATCACGGGTACCGAGGCGGGCCTGGGAGCTGCTGAGGACCTACGCCAGGCCCTGACCGAGGAGGCCACCAAGAGCGGGTACAGGTTCGTGGCCAGGAGCGACCTGTGGATCGCTGTGGACAAGGCGATGATCGCGAAGGGGACGTACGACACCGGGTTCATCGCCACGCTCCCATCCAGCACCGGGAGCCAGAAGTTCTCTACCAGAGGCATCCTCTGGGTGCAGTTCAAGAACGCTCAGCTGGGCACTCTGAGCGTGGGAGCAGGCCACTACATGACTCATGGGCAGAAGCCTGGGGACGAGTACTACAACGCCAACACGAAGATGACCAGGGCGCTGGCGGAGTGGGGCAAGGAGCACGGGAAGGGGAAGAAGCTGGTCTTCTACGGCGGGGACCAGAACATCCAGGACCGCACGAACGACACCTTCCGCGGCGCTCCCTTCACGTCCCTGGCAGACGAGATGAAGGCGCACCAGGACACCGGCCATGGAGCGATCGACGTGATCGCCTCCTACAACGCGGACACGCGCGTGAGGGGCAAGTACTGGCGCGTCCTGGACGACAAGGAGTACTCCCTCAACACCGACCACTTCCTGTGCGAGGGCGGCTTCGAGGTACGCCCACTCTGAAGGGCTAGATGTTTCACGTGAAACATGGTGTGAGGTACTACCTCATGAGGGTAACCCTCTGTTAGGTTAGACCTCATGAGCACAAGCACACGAATACACATACTGCTACCTGAAGACACACTGGCCCGTCTGGACATGAAACGAGGCCTCGTCCCGAGGTCCTCATACGTGAGAGCTCTGATCGACTCGGCCCTGTCTGATGGCCAGCCTGTGATCGCGCACCGTCTTCAGTTCCACGAGGACGACGATGCCCAGGCATGAGCCACACCCTGGTGGCAAGTACGTGAAGCAGGTCATGGTGAAGCTCAACGAGGAGGCCCTGGCTGTCCTGGACAAGCTCAGAGGAGCGACTCCGCGATCGACGTACTTCAGAGATCTGCTCCGGGCAGAGAACATGCGCAGGAAGGGACAGTCATGACCGAGGTAGACATCGTCACCTGGCGCTGTGGAGGCCCGCCCTCCACAGGACAGTTCCAGCGCTACCCAGGACGCTTCATTCCGAACGTGAAGCGCTACTACCCCGAGCTGATCTCCGACAAGACCCTGCACATGTTCGCCGGGTCGATCGGTGGCACGAAGGCCCTGCCAGGGACGACCACGGACATCAGGGCAGAAGCAGAGCCCGATGTGGTCGCTCCCTACGACAACCTGCCCTTCGAGGACAACACCTTCACCGGAGTGCTCGCAGACCCGCCCTACGCGAACCACTGGGCCAACGAGTGGCACACCGAGCTGCCGAAGCCCGGCAGGATCCTGCATGAGGCGAGCAGGGTCACCCAGAGCGGAGGTCTGGTGGCGATCCTGCACCTGATCGTGATCCCTGCGTACAAGACCGCCCATGTGCAGCGGGTTGGAATCCACCCTGTGCTGGTGGGCCCGAACAACGCCATCAGAGCCCTGAACGTGTTCCGCGTGGAGTGAGAGCATGAGGCATGGCCAACCTGCCCGCGTTCCGCCACATCCACTGCAGTAGCAGGTTCGACCGCTCTCCTGCCTCCCTGGACTTCGACATCCAGGTCTGGATCGAGAGCTGCTCCCTGCTCACCCTCACTGAGGTGACCAACGACAACCGGGCTGCTCAGATGCGGAACACGGGCTGGGACTACTACAACTCCAAGCAGGGCCATGACGCGGACAACTGTGGGATCGCCTGGCGCAAGGACACCTGGAAGCGGAAGTCGGGGAAGGTGCTCCGGCTGAGCCACAACACCTTCGACCGGGTGAACGGGATGCACAACCTCTACATCTGGGCTGCCACGGTGGTGCTGGTGCACAAGGCGAGCGGGCACAGGCTGCTGGTGAGCGTCTCTCACCCACCTGCTCATGTGGAGGGCCATGGCGGCTTCCTGACCACTGGTGCTGGATGGCAGGCCCGCAAGCGCGCGTACATGACCGCTCTGGACAACTGGTCTGCCCATGTCAAGGACATGGAGCACAAGCAGAACGTGGATGCGACCCTGATCATCGCGGACTGGAACGTCAACCTGAAGGACCAGTGGTTCAGGGACCTGCTGAAGCAGAAGTGGGGGAAGAAGTACGTGATCGCCTGGAAGGTGATGCCCCATGACGGAGGGGCGCTCTCAGGTGGCCCGGATGCGCCTGATGGCAGCCCTGGTGTCTCCAAGGGCGACCGGATCATCGACGGCACGCTGTACCGAGGGGTCACGGTCAAGGACGGCCCACATCAGATGGCCAGGGTGCGCAGCAGCGACCACAGGCCCTACAGCGAGACCTTCCAGTTCCTGGACAAGGGCGCGAAGGAGGACGACGACAACAACGGCAAGGGCGCTGGAGACACCTACCATGGCGTGGAGTGGTGGGGCTTCGGTGACTACCTCACCGACGAGATGTACGACCTGACCAGGGCTACCGGTGAAGCAGAGGGAGAAGTGCTATGAGCAACGACGCATTCCACTGGATCGTGGTGATCGCGCTCATCGTGATCATCATCCTGCTGGCTCTGCCCTTGCGCGTGCGCAGATAGGGGTACGGTCCGACCATGATGATCAAGCTGGCCGTGGTAGCGGCCTCCATGGCAGTACTGGGATTGACCACGGTGAGTCCGGCTTCGGCCCATGATCACCCCTGCGACAACGGTGAGCACCACGGAGACCATCACTGTCAGCCGCCTCCTCCGCCGCCTGTCCCTGTCCCCTCTGGCTTCAACCTGATCTTCGGTGGGCGCAATGCTGACCGGCTCCCTGGCACGGCTGGTGCTGATGCGATCTTCGGCTTCGGTGGCAACGACCGGATCTTCGGTCGCGGTGGAGCAGACCGTCTGTACGGGATGCGTGGCAACGACGTGATCCGCTCTGTGGACCACAGCCGTGATGTCGTCAACGGTGGGCCTGGACGTGACCGCTGCATCGTGAACCGCAACGACATCGTGAAGAACTGCGAGACCATCATCGTGGTCCTCTGATGGGCCCGCTGTGGATCATCGTGATCATCCTGGTCGCGGTTCTGCTGGTCTACGTGCTGGTGGGCAGACGACGCCTGTGAATGTCATGGGAGTGGACCTCGGGATCCACAAGGTCGCCATGTTCGGGTGGGATGGAGAGATCCCCTTTGCGCAGGCCTGGGCAGCCAGGGAGGATGCGAACCGCTCCCTGCAGCTGCTCTCCCTGGGCGCGATGGTGCATGACATGGCCGAGTTCCACGGCATCGACGTGGTGTGGATCGAGGACACGCTGGTCGGCAACAACGTGAAGTACTCCATCGGCCTGGCCGAGGTGAAGGGCGCTGTGATGGCCTCGGTGATCTCCCATGCAGACGTGCGTCTGGTCAACGTCGGGCACTGGAAGAAGGTCATGCTGGGTAATGGCCATGCGAACAAAGATTCGATCAGGGACTACATCCATGTAACCCACGGGCCCTATGCTCCCCTGTGTGGGGATGACCAGGACCTCTATGACGCCTGCTGCATCGCCCTCTACGGACGCCAGACCATGGAGTCTGCCCGAGACTTCCGTCTGGTCCCTGGACAGCTGGCTGACGAAGACGAACCAGGTGATCCCTGACCAGGACTCAGAACGCTGGGTCTCGTACCACATCGACGACCTCTACCCCGACTGGCAGATGCAGGCTCACTGCCGCGGCGTAGGGGTCAACTACTACTTCGGGGACGACGACGAGCAGCCCACCATGTCGATCCGGCAGGTGCGCGCGGCCTCTAAGCTCTGCGATGTCTGCCCGGTCTTCACAGAGTGCCTGACGTGGGCGCTGTCCACGCGCGAGGAGTACGGAGTCTGGGCAGGCACCTCCGGGCGCGTGCGTAGGCGGATCTTCAAGATGGTGGACAATGGCGAGGTCTCGGTACCTCAGGTAGTGGAGGACTTCCGTAATGGACGAGGTAACACCTATCGGCTCCCACAAGGCGGCAGCTCGAAGACCCCGACGCTCAGCGAAGTCGTCATTGGAGCATCGGCAGAAGGTGGAGCTGGCCTTCTCGATGAGGGCGGGCGGGAAGCTGCCGTCTGAGATCGCTGAGGTGCTGGGCGTCGAGCGCGAGACCGAGGTCTACCAGCTGCTGACGGAGCGGTTCGAGAAGGACGCCTCCTACCTCACCTCACTGGACCGGAACTCGCTCCTGGGGATGCAGTTCATGCGTCTGGAGGCACTGCTGGCCGCGGTCTGGCCCTCGGCCATGATGGGCGACCCCAAGAGCGTGCACGAGGCTGGGGACCTGGTGATGAAGGAGGCCAGGCTGACCGGCCTGGAGCAGGTCGACCCGGTGATCAACAAGAACCTGGTGCTGGTCATGGGGGAGAAGGAAGAGGACTACATCGCCTCCCTGAAGGCCACCCACAGCGACTAGCGCGGGTCAGGAGACTGAAGACATGGGTGCCGCATACGTCCCGATGGACATCGACCAGGGCGAGGACTACACCTCCGACATCATTTACACCGATGACATGGACTCGCCCTACAACGTGATCGCTCCCTGTCGCCTGGACATCAAGTCCCAGACCGGCGCGACCCAGCTGAGCCTGACCACGCCCGACACCGCGCTCCCCGATGGGGAGATCCCGGAGATCACCCTGTCCTCGGAGGAGGGCCTGATTCAGCTGCACATCGAGGACACGGTGACCGCAGCGATGGTGCCCGGCACCTACAAGTACGACCTGTTCGTCACGGTGGACGACGGTGGTGTGTATGCAGGCAGCCAGACCCTGCGCCTGATCCAGGGTGAGTGCACGGTCTACTCACGGACGACGGTGATGTGATGCAGAGCGCCTGGGGCATCGACCATGGACAGATCGAGAAGGCCAGAGACCGGGTGGAGGGTGCGAAGCACGGAGCGGAGATCGGTGGCTACACCGGTACCGCGCTGGGCACCGCAGCAGTGCTCGGTCACGGGCTGCGGAAGCTGAAGTCGCAGACCCCCGCTCAGCGGACCGCCCTGAAGGCAGCCCTGCGGCACAGCGCACCGAAGTCCAAGGTGGGCGCTGTGGGCAGCTTCGCGCGCAACGTGGGACCGTACATCGCAGCCTCTGGTGCTACCGGCACCGGCCTGGGCATCGCCACCGGAGCAGCTATCGGCAGGAAGAAGAAGGTCAATGGCTAACGTCGTACGGCTGGTCAACGGAGGGACGATCCAGGTCAAGACCGGCGTCCTGCAGGGGGTCGGCCCACAGGGACCGCGCGGCTACGTCGGCCCACAGGGGCCACAGGGCGAGCAGGGTCCGGTCGGTGAGCAGGGCCAGATCGGGCAGATCCTGCAGCAGGCCACCAGGACCACGGTCGGCTCGTCCAACCCGATCGGTGCCAACACCGACACCATGGTCACCTTCGGGGTCACCGGCGGGTACGACGAGCTGAACGCGATCAAGTCCCAGACCAACGTCGGCTTCGATGCTGCCGGTGACTACATGCTGAGCGTCTGGCTGCAGCTCAACGACGCGGCCTCGGGCTACCGCGACATCTGGTTCCAGACCGGATCGACGATCATCGCCCGCTCCAGCCGCAGCGCCACCGCAGGATCGGCCTGCTACGTGGACCTGACCCACACGTACCGAGCCGCGGTCAACGACATCGTGAGCGTGTTCGTGCGCTCCAGCGCGGCCACTGCGGTTGCCATCGGCGGCTCCTGGACGATCACCAGGGTCGGCTCCGGTCCGCCCGGAATCCAGGGCATCCAGGGAATCCAGGGCCTGCAGGGAGTCAAGGGCGACCAGGGCGTCGCTGGGCCCTCGGGCACGGCGAACAGCGGCTTCACGAAGTACTCCGACCTGCTGCCCCACTAGCATCTGCTCATGGTGTACGACCAGGCGCAGAGTCCTCGCCTGGGCCAGCGCTCTCCGGTCGAGTCGACATCTGTTCGGATGTTCGCGGGCGGGGAGATCCCAGAGGCAGCCTGGCCCGGTCAGCTCATCTACCGCAGCGACGACCAGATCCTGCAGATCTACAACGGCCAGGCCTGGGAGGATGTGACCGGCGGCGACCTCGGTCAGCTCACCTTCGTCGGTCCCGTCCCACCGGTGGCTCAGCACGTCGGGGATGTCTGGTTCAACACCGCAGATGGCAACCGGATGTACGTCGCGCACAGCGTGGGCGCGGACCAGATCGCGGCTGGGGAGTGGGAGCTGGTCTCTGCTGCAGCCCCACCGCTGGTGCCTGGCACGCACATCTACAAGCAGGACACCCCGCCCGGAGCGGGCGATGTGCCCCCGCCTGCGAACAACGACTTCTGGTACGAGACGCCTGGGAACCACCAGTACTACTACAACAGCGCAGCTCCGGGCACGCACTGGATCTTCGTCCAGGACACCGGCATCCCAGCGGCCATCAAGAGCGCCATCACCGAGTACGCGGTCAACTCCTCGGAGACCGTGGTCCCGGTCACCGGCTGGTCCACGGGCACGCCCGCGCGCGCGCCTGGGACGTTCATCTGGTTTCGGACCACCACGACCAAGAACGACGGCACCAGCACCACCACCAACCCCGCCCTGCTCACCGGCAACACCGGCTCACAGGGACAGCAGGGCAGCCAGGGCCCGAAGGGCGATCCCGGTCAGGACGGCACTCAGGGCATCCCAGGGCCCAAGGGTGCTGATGGCCAGCAGCTCTACACCTGGGTGAAGTACGCGGACTCTCCCAGCACGGGGATGAGCGACACCCCGGACAACAAGCCCTACATGGGCCTGGCCTACAACAAGACCACGCTCGCTGAGTCCAACATCTACGGCGACTACTTCTGGTCCCTGGTCCAGGGCCCTGCGGGTGCGCCTGGCGACACGGGTGTGCAGGGGCCACCAGGACCGAACGGAGCGCCCACCTACACCTGGGTCAGGTACGCGGACTCCATCACCGGCGCGGGGATGACCGACTCCTCGGTCGGCAAGACCTACATGGGGTTGGCCTACAACAAGACGACCCAGACCGAGAACACCACCGATCCCAGCCTGTACGAGTGGAGCCTGATCCAGGGGCCGAAGGGAGACCAGGGGATCCAGGGCACGCCTGCGGTGATGGTCACCCTGACCTCCACCACGCAGGTGCTGACCCAACCGGCTACGGGTGGACCGACTAACCCGTCCACAGCCGTGGTCACCGGCACTGCGGTGAACGGCACGCTCTCGCTCTACGAGTTCAGCGTGGACGGTGCTCCCTTCAGCACCACGGTTCCCACGGGCGTGGTCCTGGACGCGCCCAACAGGAAGGCCACCATCACCGGGCAGACGATGACGGCCAAGACCATCGCGGTCCGGATGGGCAACGGCACGATCTCCGACACCACCACGGTGGCCAAGGTCATCGACGGCGCACAGGGCGGGACAGGTAGCCAGGGCCCGGCAGGAGCAGACGCCTACACGGTGCTGTTGACCAACGAGGCGAACGTGTTCGCGGGCTCCACCACCACGGCGCTGGCGGGCAGCGCGTCCAGCACGGTGATCGCGCTGAAGGGCGCGACGCCGGTTGCGGCCACCATCACCCAGCCCAGCGGCCTGCCCACGGGCATGACGGTGACCCTGAACAACAACGCCACCACCACGGCGGGCTTCACGGTCAACGTCACCACGGCCCTGGCCGCTCCCAACGGGACGATCAACATCGCGCTGCTGATCGACGGCAAGAACTTCACCCAGGTGTTCTCCTGGTCGGTCAGCTACGCGGGCCCGCAGGGTGGGGTCGGTCCGCAGGGACCGGGTGGAGCCACAGGCTCGCAGGGTCCAGCAGGTAGCCAAGGCCCCCAGGGGAACGTCGGCAACACGGGCGCGCAAGGGGTCAGCGTCAGCGCGATCACCACCTACTACGGGCAGGTCACCAAGGGCGCGGCAGCACCCGCCAAACCCGCCGATGGCACCGGTACGCCCTCTCCGCCCTGGGTGTCGCTGGAGCCCGGGTACGTCACCAACACCGAGCTGTACAAGACCGACAAGGTGGCCTACTCGGACGGCAGCATCGTCTACTCCACGGTGGTCAAGTCCTCCTCCTACACCGCGGCCACCAACGCCGGGGACCTGGCCAGTACCAAGACCAGGACCTACTACGTGCCGGGCCTGCAGCCAGACCCGGCTCCGGTGAACCCAGGCGACATGATCACGGTCCCGATCACCCCCGCGCAGGCGGGAGTGACGGCGTTCACCACCGGTGACATCTGGTACCAGACCGACAGCGCCCCGTACGCCAACCAACCGTGGTACTGGAATGGCACCCAGTGGCTGGACATCAAGGACCCCGGGATCGACTTCAGCCTGGATGGGGTCGCTGGCAACGCGAGTGACATCGTTGACGTGAACATCTCGGTGGAGAAGGTCTCCACGGTCGCCTTCGACGCGCACAACACCGCGAACACCGCCGATGGCCGGGTCTCGATGAGCGACTACGAGCCGACCCCGGAGGACGTGACCTACACCACGACGGTCCTCGACCCGGACACCCTGGAGCTGGTCGAGGTCGATGTCCCGCGCAACAACGGCTCGGTCTGGTTCACGCGCACCCGCGCGCGGCAGAACCTGTGCAGCAACCCCACCTTCGAGCTCGGCACCACGGACTGGTCAGGTGGCAACCTGACCAGCCTGAACTCGATCACCTCGGTAGCGCCTGCAGTGGACGGGACCAAGGTCGCTCAGATCGTCAACACCTCAGGTGCGGTCAACCACTACGCGCAGTGGTCTCCGGTCGGACGGCAGCCCTGCACCACCGGCCAGGTGTACATGGTCTCGGCCTACGCCCGGCTGATCACCGGTCATGGTGCAGGCATGTACGCGACCCTGGTCTGGTACGACTCGACCGGTACTGCGCTGGCCACGGTCCCGGGTGATCCGGTCGACCTGATCGACGCTGGCACCGGGCTGATCCTGGACTGGCAGCGGCCCTGGGTGACCGCCATCGCACCGGACAACGCGGTCAGCTTCGTGGGTCGGATCAACTCCCCCGCGGGCAACGCGAGCGACACCTGGCAGCTCGACGGGATGCTGGTCGAGGCCTCAGCGGAGCTCGGGAAGTACTTCGACGGGGACTCCTTCGACGCGACCTGGGACGACATCACCAAGCCGAACGCGATCACCTCCACCATGGAGGGCACCAAGATCACCCGGGTCTTCGAGCTGCACGACCAGAACTGGTCGCGGAAGTGGTTCACCGACGACACCCGGTACTTCCAGGACGCCGCCAACCTGGTCGGCACCCTGGACGCCGACATCCTGACCGACAACACCCTGGCCCCGGACAAGGCGATCGTGGCCGCGGTGCTGGCCACCGAGACGCTCACCGCCGGGGACATCGTGAACGTGTTCAGCTACACCGGTGGCACCTTCGGGGTGCGGAGAGCGAGCGCTGCTCCGGGGGCGAACTACGAGGCGCACGGGTTCGTCCTGAACACCGTGCCCAACGGGCAGTTCGCGAAGGTCTACCACGTCGGCTACAACCCGTATGTGAGCAACCTGTCGCCGGGTCTGCAGTGGCTCTCGCAGACGCCTGGGAAGATCGCCAAGACCCCGCCCACCGCGGTCGGCGCGCTGGTCCAGCGGATCGGCTACGCGCCGATGTCCTCGATCCTGGACTTCCACCCCGTGCAGTCGATCAAGATCACGTAGGAGCGAGATGACTGACTGGGGAGCCTGGGAGGGCTCGGGCAACCAGATGCGAGTCGGCATCGACGTGTCCTGGGAGGCGATCACCCACAGCGAGACCGGAGCCACCGCGACGGTCCGGTACTACACCCAGAACAACTTCTCCTGGAGCGACGACCAGACCCTCAACTACGGCGGCGCGATCAGCGGCTCCCAGTCCTACCACAATGGCCAGGGCGATGGTGTGGTCACCCTGCGCGAGACCCGGACCTACACCTACAGCTACGGCGGGAGTGAGTACGGCAGCTCGCCCGGGTCCAGGACCTTCAGCGCCAGCGTGGCCGGTGCCTACAACGGGATCACGCCCTCGGTCTCGACCAGCTCCAAGATCCCCGCGCGCCCGTACGGGGCTCCCGCCAACGTCGCCAGCGCCTCGGTAGGGCGGATCAGCGACGAGTCGAACAAGGTCACCTGGGTCAACAAGGACACCAACGGCGAGCCCTACGACAACGTGTACGTGGACCGGATCGTCTACGCCTACGGCAGCTACAACGGCAGCGGTGGGGACTACAACCGGGTGGCCACCACGGGTGGCGGTGCGCAGTCCTACTCCGACACCGGAGCGATCCCGAACCGGAGCTACCGGTACCGGGTCCTGCCCCACAACAGCATCGGCAACGGGAGCGCCTGGAACTACACCCAAGGAATCTGGACGGTCCCTGCCGACCCGAGCGGGTGCAGCAGAGCCACCTCTGGTGCCAACCAGGTGATCACCTGGACCAACAACACCAACTACGCCGAGTTCGAGACCGAGGTCTGGCACGCCGCGAACGGGGCCTGGGATGCCAACCCACTGGCCATCGTCGGTCCCTCTACGACCACCTCCAGCTATACCCACGTCGCGCCCTCGGCCTCGGTCCAGCACCAGTACCGGGTGCGTGCGCGCACCACATCGGGACAGTCGCTGAAGTCGGGCTACTCGGGCACCACCACGGCCACCTCGGGCTCGACCAACCCGCCCGGCACGCCGACCAACATGGACCCGACCGGGAGCCAGGTGCAGGACCCCTCCGACGTGGTGGTGCTGACCTGGACGCACAACCCCGGCGCGGACGGTGCCAAGCAGACCGCCTTCGACGTGCAGCACCGGGTGGTGGGAGCGCCCAGCTGGACGGTCGTCCCAAAACAGACGACGGCGAACCCTAGCTACACCATCCCGGCGAACACCTACGCCTACTCGCTGAACATCGAGTGGCAGGTCCGGACCTACGGGCTGGACGCGAGTCCCTCCTCCTTCACGACCTCCTCGGTCTTCAAGACGATGGACCCGATCCCGAAGAAGTACCCGGTGCTGCTGGACCTGACCAGCGGGAGGCTGGAGGCCACCAGCACGGGCAGTCTCGGGAGTGGCGGTGGAGGCAGTGCGACCGCGACCCCGGTCACCCATCGTCGATGCAGCGCCACAGCCCAGACAATCCCGGACGGCGGCGCTACCACAGTGCTGCTCTACGAGATCCCGCAGGAGAACGTCGGCGGGATCACCTACACCAGCTCCGGGGTGAACAACGGACGCTGGACGGTGCCCGCGGACGGTACCTACTACCTAGGCATGGGCGTCAGCTACCCACCCACACCTCCCTCCGGGGCCGCGGTTCGTCGTGTCGCGCAGATCCAGGTCAACGGCGGGACGATCGCTCAAAACGACATCCAGGTCTCCGCGAACGCCTCTGCCATCCCCTCGGTGTCGACCTCGAAGGTGCTCTCGGCTGGCGACTACGTGACGTTCAACGGCTTCCAGACCAGTGGTTCCTCAATTGTCACCACAACGATCTCGGCCACGAACTGGGGTGTGGTCACCAAGATCGACGGCATCGCGGGCCCGACCGGGCCGCAGGGCAACGTCGGGAACACCGGTGCCACCGGCCCAGCAGGACCAACCGGGGCCACTGGATCAACCGGAGCCCAGGGCCCACAGGGGAACACGGGCAACGTCGGCGCTCAGGGCATCCAGGGTGTGAAGGGTGACACCGGTGCTCAGGGCATCCAGGGCCCGATCGGACTCACCGGCAACACCGGTGCTCAGGGCACGCCCGGTGAGAAGTGGTTCACCGGCGCGGGCGCTCCCGCGGGCGCGACCGGGATCGTCGGGGACTGGGATCTGGACTCGGCCAACGGCGACTTCTACGAGAAGACGGGGGCCTCGGCCTGGACTCTGCGCGGGAACCTGCGCGGGCCACAGGGCATCCAGGGCGTCCAAGGCATCCAGGGTGCGACCGGCAACACCGGCTCGACGGGATCTCAGGGCATCCAGGGACCGCAGGGTCCGACCGGTAACACGGGTCCAGCTGGTCAGGCAGAGGCCTGGTACTCCGGCAACGGAGCTCCTCCGGGAGCCACCGGAGTGGTCAACGACTGGTACCTGGACACGGTGGGCGGCTTCATCTACGAGAAGACCGGAGCGTCCACCTGGACCCAACGGGGCTCGATCATGGGCCCGCAGGGCGTCCAGGGAGCGACCGGACCGCAGGGCCCCACCGGAGCGACGGGTGCTCAGGGCCCGCCAGGAGCCGGTGGCGGCTCGTCGATGGTGGTCGTGGACGAGTCCACCACGGTGGTCCCGGTAGCCACCCAGATGGTGTTCCTGGGCGCGGGCGTGACCGCTGTCCAGGGTGTGACCGGCGAGGCCAGGGTCAGCATCCCCGGTACGCCCAGTGGGACCGCAGGCGGAGACCTGAGCGGTACCTTCCCGAACCCCACGGTGCCCGGTCTGGCTCTGAAGATGGACACCTCCCAGAAGGCAGCCCTGAACGGGGTCGCCTCCCTGGATGCAACGGGCAAGGTGCCGATCGCGCAGGTGCCCACGGGTACCTCTGGCACCACGGTTCCCTTGGGCAACGACGCTCGGTTCACCGACGCGCGCACGCCTACCGCGCACACGCACCCGAGCTCTGATGTCAGCTCCGGGAACCTGGACACGGCTCGGCTGGGCACCACGCCAGCGGCCACCACCTACCTGAAGGGCGCAGCCAGCGGTCCTGCGGCCTGGGTAGCCCCCTCCACGGTGAAGACCGACCTGGCGCTGGCCAAGGGCGACGTTGGTTTGAGCAGCGTCGACAACACCGCGGACACCGCCAAGCCGGTCTCCACCGCTCAGCAGACCGCGCTCAACGGCAAGGCCAACAGCGTGCACAGCCACGTCAAGGCCGATGTCACCGACTTCGCCCACACCCACCCCATCGCGGACATCCCGGTGGCCACCTCGGGCACGTCCAACGCCACTCAGGTGGTGCGCGCGGACGACGCCCGGCTGAGCGACTCCCGCACCCCGCTCGCGCACAGCCACACCAAGTCGAACATCACCGACTTCGCGCACACGCACCTGAAGGCCGATGTCGTCGACCTGGGCACGATCGGCACGGCTGCGGCCAAGAACGTCCCCAGTTCAGGGGATGCGACCGGCACCGACGTGGTGCTGGCCAACGACTCCCGGCTGAGCAACGCTCGTACACCGTCCGCGCACGCGACCTCGCACGGGCTAGGACAGTCCGACGCGGTGGCCCTGGACGGCTCCCAGATCGGATCCGGGACCATCTCGGTGGCTCGGCTGGGCACCGGTCCGGCTGCGGGCTACGTGCTGAAGGCGGGTGGTGCGACCGGCGCTGGAGCCTTCAGCCTGCTCACCAAGACCGATGTCGGACTGAGCGCGGTCCCGAACACCGATGCCACCAACGCCTCGAACATCTCCAGCGGCACCCTGGCTGCAGCTCGGCTGCCGACGCCCGGCATCGGCCAGTTCATGTCGTTCACCTCGACCGCAGCCACGAACCTCACAACTGCCACCTTCACGGTGATCGCTGGCTGGGCTGCGGACTCCGTGCCCGGTACCCCGTCTGGGTCCTTCATCTCCGGGGTTCCTTCAGGTCTGTTCACCTTCTCGGTGGCCGGGGTGTACCAGATCATCGCCACCGGCACGATTACTCCTGGCGGCGCGGCCAACCCGTTGCGGCGCATCCTGGCGATCTTCAAGAGCGGTACCGAGATGGTTCGCAATGACAGTGGGCCTGGGGGTGGTGGTAACTACCCTTGGACAGGGCAGGCCGTGTACGTCACGAGGGTGGCCGCCAACGACACCTTCGATGTCCGGCTGTGGCAGAACTCCGGTAGCACGATCACGATGGGCGCATCTCCAGGACACGAGGTCCAGATCATCAAGCTGTCGGACTGAGACGTGACGCAGATGAGACGATTCGACTAGAGGAGGAACCATGGGATACGTAGGCACTCCAGGCGGTCAGTTCGGCACGGTGGTCCCGGACGCGAACGAGGACCCGAACCTGCCACAGGACCTGCTCGCGCTGGCGAAGGCAGTCGAGAAGCGGGTGGTGGCGATCTACTCCACCGGCCCGGTCCGCGATGCCGCGATGACCGCGATGGGTCCGGTGGAGGGGATGATCTGCTTCGTCCAGTCCAACAACCACCTGTACTTCTGGGACGGGTCGGCCTGGCAGACGATCACCCCGCCGGACGTGCCAGCGATCACCTCCGGAACGGCTGCCCCCTCGGGCGGGGCCAACGGCGACGTGTACTTCAGGGTCTGAGACGTGGCGCTCTACCAGAACATCGACGGGGTCTGGACCCTGTGCAGCAAGCCGTACGTCCGGCGCGGTGGTGCCTGGGTGCTGGCTCAGGAGGCCTGGGTCAACGACCACGGGGTCTGGAAGAACGCCTACGACGCCGATGTCACCCCGCCCAACCCGCCCGAGATCACCCTGGCGATCGTCGAGGACTTCGATGTGATCAAGGGGCAGAAGACGCTGAAGTCGCGCTGGATCCAGGTCGGCACCCGGCTGCCCGGAACGGCCAACGACGACGACGCCCGGCTGATCCGGATGCTCACCACCTACGGCGGTAAGGCTCCCACCACCCAGTTCGGTGGCACCTGGCATCCCTCCCCGGACAACACCTACCCGAACGAGCCCTGGAGCGAGTGGCGCTACAACGACTACGGCGGGCACAAGGACACCTCGAATCTGGTCTACAAGCAGTTCCCGCTGAACCCCTCGCCGGGCACCATCATCAAGGGCGACACGACCTACTACTTCACCGCCTGGTCCCTGGACAACTCCGGGAACTGGAGCGCTGCCACCCAGGCACAGATCAAGGTCCCGAAGAACTCCGTGGACGTGGCGAACGTGGTCACCAAGGAGGCCCGGTTCCAGGCCAACAGCGGTGGCTCCTGGCGGACCGCGACCGGCTTCCAGGGCGGGGACCTGATCCAGCAGAAGAGCCCACGCTCGCAGGGACTGTTCTTCTACGGCAACCAGATCACCGACGCGGTCGGCACCAGCGGGGCCACGATCACGGTGAAGGCGGCTCAGATCTACATCCGGCGGGAGGGGACAGCCGAGGACAACGGGGCTGCCAACGCCAACGTCTACCTGTTCTGGACCCCGTACAAGACCGCTCAGGACCTGCCGAACCCGGGCGCTGCCGGAGACATCGTCCGGAACGAGCTGACCAAGATCGGCAGCGGTCTGGCCAAGGGCCAGGGCAAGTGGTTCGACCTGCCGGACAGCTACCTGAACAACCTGAACAACGGGATCAAGGGGATGGGTCTGGCCTGGAAGGACCCGGTCAAGGCCGACGCTGCTCCGAACGACTACTCGCGGGTGGTGGCCGTGGGACAGAACCTGCGCTGTGGTGAGCTGCACATCACGTGGGAAGAGAAGCACTAGACAACCGGATGAGGATGGAGACATGACAACTCACGAAGAGTCACAGGACAACACCCAGGTGGCCGACGCTGGCGTGCCGGGACAGATCCAGTACCCCGACCGTGAGGTAGACGCCGAGCGTGCGGCTGCCTTCGCCGCGGGCAAGGAGGACACTCTCTTCGACGACGAGAACGACCCGCGCAACGTGACCTGGGAGAACCCAGCCGACAAGCGCACCGCAGAGCAGCGGGCAGAGGACGAGGACAACACGGATGAGTGAGACCCCGGATGAGGATGTCTTCGTCGAGCCGGACGAGCCGGTCGACGAGGATGTCGACCTGGGTGATGACGAGCCTGTGGACACCGAGGGCATACCCGAGACCACCATCGAGGAAGCCACCGCTGGCTACGACGAAGAGCTGGATGACCCGGAGGACGACAACGTGGGTGCCAACCCCGATGACGATCGCCGGGCGGGAGGCATCGGATGAGCAACCCGATCCCCGGCTACTCGGTCACCACCCCGTACGGGAAGCGCGGTAGCTGGGCTGCTGGCTACCACACCGGCGACGACTACTCGACCAAGGGCAAGACCGGGGTCAAGGTGCGTGCCTCCAAGGCCGGGCGAGTGATCTCGACCGGGAACTCCTGGGGCTCCTCCTACGGCAACCACATCGTGCTCCAGACCAACACGGTCCGGCACGGCTACTGCCACCTGTCCAAGATCGTGGTGCGCCCGGGACAGGCGGTGAAGAAGGGGCAGCTGATCGGCTACTCCGGGAACACCGGGAACTCGACCGGCCCGCACCTGCACTACGAAGAGCGGAACAGCCCGTTCGGCTACTACAACAACCGGAAGCCCGTCTTCAACCGGGAGGCCTGATGTTCAAGGGCAACGTGATCAGGAACGAGCCAGCGCTGATCGTGGGCCTGGTACAGGCGATCCTGGCTCTGATCCTGGCCTTCGGGGTGGACCTGAGCGAGGAGCAGATCGGCTCCATCCTGGCGATCACCTCGGTGATCCTGGCGATCGTGACCCGGATGCTGGTGACTCCGGCAACTGCCACCCCGCCACCTGTTGAGCCTCCCGCGGTGTAGTGGATAGGATCGGGTCATGCTGCCAACTATCACTGTGACCGGATCACTCCTCTACCGGAACGGGATGCCCGTACAGGGTCTGGTCCGTTTCGTTCCCAGCAGGCTCTGGGTGGTGTGCGACGGCATCACCTGGGCCTGTCTGGCTCCCGAGGTCTACCTGTCCAAGGACGGCAGCTTCTCGGTGAAGGTCACCCCCACGGACACCGACGTGGTGTGGTGGCAGTATCTGATCGAGCTCCCTGGTGGTGTCTGCTACGAGGTCTCAGTCCCTGCCAGCGAGGCCGGGTACACCCTGAAGGGGCTGATCGGTGAGCATCATTCTGGGCCGAGAGCCTAAGACCGACGACGAGCTGTACGAGGTCGTCAAGGCCCTCTGGGGGATCACCATCCCCCGGCACAAGGTCTGTGACGACCACGACGCGCCCTTCGACGCCTTCGCCACCGCGTACTTCAACCGAGAGCCGCAGATCCTGATCCACGGCTCCCGTGGCCTGTCGGGGAAGTCCAGACTGCTGAGCATCCTAGGTCTGACCAAGGCAGCCATCACCGGCTCCGATGTGAACATCGTGGGCGGCTCCCTGAACCAGTCGATCAACATCCACAACACGATCCGGGACGCCTGGGAGCACGGCAACGCGCCGTCCTACCTGGTCCGCGAGGAGAGCGCGACTCGGATCAAGCTGACCAACCTGGCCACGATCATGCCGCTCACGGCCAGCCAGAAGACGGTCCGTGGCCCGCACCCGCCGACCCTGCTGCTGGACGAGATCGACGAGATGGACCAGGCGATCTTCGACGCGGCCAAGGGCCAGCCGATGCCGCAGAAGAACTGGCGGGGAGAGATCGTCCGCCCGATGACCGCGATGTCCTCGACCTGGCAGTACCCGGACAAGACCTTCGCGCACGAGTACCAGCGGTTCAAGGAGGAGGAGCTGCCGATCTACACCTGGTGCTATCGCGATACCTCCAACCCGATCGACGGCTGGCTGGAGCAGGAGACGATCGACCAGAAGCGCCGGGAGATCCCCGCCGAGATGTGGCGGGTGGAGTACGACCTGGGTGAGCCCAGCATCGGTACTCGAGCCATCGACTCCGGCGCGGTGGAGCGGATGTTCAGCCTGAAGGTGGAGCC